GGGCGAGGTAACGCCCGAGCCCAGTTACTCTAAGATTCCCAGGGGCCCCCCCGAAAGTGCGGAAGTGATCCACTTGTGGACCCGTAAAGCGACGGATAGTCGGCCGTTGCATGGAAGCACGACTAGGGGTGGGTACGTCCACGTAGAGTCTTACACGTGGAATAGGACCTCGCATTGCTTAACGGGGCGCCCCCCTTGCGACAGTAGGGGTAAGTTGGGGCTGTGATGGGAGCACACAGTCCGCCGCAAACCAGCCACTGCATAGCCAGGTTGTAGTGGTACTCATCAGTCCTGGCGGGTCACTCCCATCGTGGGCTGGCAACCTACTGCCCCACCCGCAACCATGACAGAGAATTATTTGGAAACGGGTGGTCCCCGCAGCTGGTCTACAACCTCGGATTGGGACCCCGAGGAAGCACGAACCGTAATCGTGCGGCTGGCCCCCACCATGCCCGATGGTGGGCCACGAGCTGAGTGGCGTTACACTCGGCCAGCACCCCAGGCAAGGCCTGGCCCCGCGGTGGAGGAGACATGGGAGACGGCTTCCCAGTTGAGTCTGGAGAGAGAGGATCACGCTGGACCAGATGCGTTTGGCAACGTGGGCTGCTCTCATCCAGAGGTCGTCTTACCGACTCCTTCGCCGACGAAGAAAGAACGCGCTGTGAGATTTGCGCCCACAGCGCCCGCGAGACGTGGTTGGTCTTGCGGTTTGAGACTACGCAGGCGAGGGCGCCTAACCAACGCCCTAGAGCATGTGATGAAACAAAGTATTGGACGGTGGTCAGACCTCTCCGATACAGCGTTGAGTCCTGCTCACGCCTGGCTGCGCGGTTATGGGGCCGGCAGCTTGTCGAAAATGTCCGCTGGAGAGGACATAGTCGGGTGGGTTAAAGAAGAAGGGAAGGTCCCACGTCGCAACGCCTTCCCCACGGTGTGGCTTCCGTTCAGTACTGGAGCGGAAGCAGGTAACGAAGGGGATGTGAGAGCGCTCCTCGTGTGTCCACACCTAGTCGCGGAGCTTACCAAGCGGCGGATGTTTAGATCCGTCACAAGTGTGCTACTTGGTAGTTTGCGCGGCCGGTCCGTCATGTGGGCAGATGAGGAAGGTATCTCTGCGATGGATCTTGTCAAGGTCATGCCTGGCTCCATCGCGCTCTCCATGCTACCAATGCCTGACGAGGTCGTGGCTCTCGGGGCCCTTAGGGGCTCCGCGGGCCGCTGGTCCACGCAGGTGTTGGGTGCGTTGGAGAGGGGTACCCTCACTGGTCCTTCGAGCTTGCCCCTGGGTAACTTCCTTAGGGGGCCGTTGTCCTGGTTCTTTACCCGCCAGGATAGCCGTGTGCTCGCACCGGGGGTTGGAACCCTCACTCTCCCAGCTTAGGACAGTCATGGGTTTGGTGCCGCGTACTGCTGTGGGTCCGTCTTGAACCGCACATTCGAGATCAAGGACAACGGCTGTAGGCTAGAGCGGCCTAAATTCCTGACTGACCTTTGCAGTCCCAGCAGGCGTATAATGTATCGTCTCTGGACTCCGAGCCTGCCGGGGATCTGGAGACCTCAGGTGCACGAGGACTGTGCCCACAATCTGGTGCGGGGGTTGGAACTTCGCACCTTGGGCAAGACGCCTAGCCCTGAGCCCACCGGAATCAACGCTTTTAAGCGGTCAATGCGCGAGATTTCGTCGGTGGTAAAAGGGCGTTCCGGGCTGGTGAACGCGTCGAGCCTAGCGGAGGTGGTGGAGAGTTACCGCGGTAATAGGAGACTTTATGCTCGGTATACGGAGGCCTTTAACTCTTTGGTGGCTGATGGATATGCCCATCCAAGGGACGCCAGGGTCAAGGCCTTCGTCAAGGGAGAGAAGCTGGCGAAGTACAAGGTGTTTAAGCCCCGGGTGATCATGGGCAGGGATCCCCGGTACAACCTTGAGCTAGCCAGCTATCTCCGGCCGATCGAGCATGCCTTCTACGCCCATTTTCGCGGATGGGGCCGGCAATTCTACACACACACGCGACTCGTGGGCAAGGGCCTCGACCCAGGCCGAAGGGCTCTGCTCATCAAGAGGAAGATGATGAGCAACCCAGGAATGGTGGCGATGGAGATAGATGGGATGTCCTTCGAGAGTCATTTCTCTGTTCCCATCCTGAAGGCGGAACACAGCGTGTACAAGAGCCTAAACCGCTCCAGACGGCTGGCCCAACTGCTTGACTGGCAGCTTGAGTTCGACGGCCGTGGAGGGGATGTTAGGTTCCACGCTGTGGGGGTACGAGCATCCGGAGACTACAACACTGGGCTTGGGAACACCCTGGTGATGTGTGGTCTGGTGCTCATGGTGGCGAGGGAAGTCAAGACCAAGTTCGACTTCCTTGCGGACGGCGACAACGCCATAATTTTTGTCAACCGCAAGGATATCGACACTTGGACCTCGCGCATCAACCCCATCTGCATCAGGGCTGGGTTTGAGATGGCGCTCGAACAGCCGGTGTTCCATTTGGAACAGGTACCTTTCGGTCAGTCTAAACCGTTGCACGTGGACGGGGTCGGCTGGACCATGATAAGAAATCCCATGAAGGTACTCTCACACGCGGGGTGCGGGTATCAGCACTACAAGGATCTCGTTGGGGGGGTTCGGGTGCTGAAATCCGTTGCGTATTGTGAGGCGGTGTTGAATCGAGGGGTCCCTGTTCTATCGAAATTCGCTAGCATCCTACTCGAACTGACTCGGCGCGTCAAGTTTTCTAAGGCCGAGCTTTCCGACTTCGAGTATAAGGCCGTGCTAGCCAAGGGCACTGCGTGGGAGAGGGCACGGACAGTTGAAGTGTCTTATCAAACACGCTTGGGTTTCGAAACGTCCTGGGGGATAACAGTGGAGCAGCAGCTGGAGATGGAAGCGCAACTCAAACTTCCGGAGTTGCCCTCGGAGTGGTGCCCTAGTCGGTACGACCCCGAGGTGCCAAATGCCGCAACTGACAAGTACCTGCGGTATTTTGGCTGCCTCTGAGGACAAGGCTGCTGCCTGTCGGGGCGGGTGCAGGGCACCATGGGCATGGAGGGGTGACGTGGAACGCTGGAGCGAGAGGCGTGCAGGGGATTAGCAGAGGTCTTCGGACCAGTGGAAACCGGGTGTTGGACACAGAGTGCATTCCGTCTACAAAGGTAACCGGACAGGCCCAGATCTTGAAACGTGGGTTCTAACTGTGCGGGCCGGCGAGGCCGTTTGCCCTCAAAACACGCGGCCACTCCCTGTGGGCGGCATCTCGAGGAGGCATGTTCGGGGCAGGGGGCAAGTAGGTCGGGTGGGAGGTGTATGGAAGGCAGGAAAGGTACCTGCAGGTAGGCCCGCGTCTATAAAATCTGGGTTGACGTCCAGGCGGCTGCTACCAAGGTCTTTGGGAGGCATAGGGCACAGCGGGGTGACGACCCGCGTTTTGGGAGTTTCCAGTGCCTGAGCCGAGTGGTGCAAGCCGAATAGCGGTTAGGGGGGGGAGGTACTACGCCATGTAAAACCACCGCATTCACCTTGCTGGTTTCTCCTAGCACTATGTGTATAAAGAGATAAGCTCGCGTGCGCCCGGCGACGGGCAGCGGCAACGCTAGTTGGACAGTCCGGCGGACAAGGTTCTCCTTGTTTTAGCCTGGGGCCTCAATGCGTGAGTGTGAGTGGGAGTAGGCTGACCCTGGAGAACCCACACCCGAAATCCACGGGTGGGCAGGTGTTTGCTGCCGCTATAAGCCCCGAAGGGGATCTACCTGTTAGGGAGGCTTTGCCGTTCAAGTACTGCTGACCTAACCACCGTAGCCTTGGACGATCAAAAACCCCAGGCTCTTTCTTTCGACCGATGGCGAGGTGTGCCATTGGCTTACTGGCGGAAGCTGCGCGATGAGGAACGTCCATGAGGGAGCTAAATAGGCGCTGTACAGGCCCCGTGTGAACCAGATTAACAATAAGGACCGGATTGGTGGACCGGCGTAAAAAATTCACCTCTAGGGGAGCACGGCGGCTCAATCAGTAAACACGGTGGGGTGCCGCCCCGGCGATCTCATGGGCTTGTACGTAAGCAATGTGGAAGTCAGTGGGTCAGTGGGGTTCGTAGCAAAGGCTGGAAGCGTCACAACGAAGTTGACCCGTGGAACCGAATGCACACCGGCTCTCCACGACGTTCGCTGCTGCCTGGACAGCGAGCGGCCCAAGTTGATGTTGGGGGGCTAAGTATCTCGTTGGTACCGAGCACTACTTAGTGCCATGAACAGGCTATTCGCTCTTACTGAGCGCCCTCAATGGGGAAGGGGGTAACGCAGAACCAAACTTTGGAGGGGG